GCCGCTTTCGCGGCCCTGTGCCTTAAATGGCCTCCACAGAGAGGAGGTGTGGCTAATGCTACACGTTTTGTCCGTACCGAAAGGTGCGATGTTCGTTGGATGGTTTACCGGCGGCGGTCAATTCAAAGAGTATCCTTCTAGTGTCACTACTCATTATGTGAACTGGGAAGATATTGCTCTGTTTTTTCCACTACCCGGTGCTCCGTCCATAGGGTCTCAAGAAATTGAGGCAGGCTGGTTAGCGCAGGGCGCTGAACAGTTTGGGCAGAAGGATGTTGAACAGATAAGTTTGGACGGTAATGTAATTCCGTACAATTACTTTAATGCTCACGCACCCAAGAGCCCCAGTATGTTGTACAGATCCCCTACCGCGCAGGAATATTTTAGTATTTCTGTGTCTCAGGGATCTACCAGTTTGGTACTTTGGCTTTCTGCCATTGTGCCTTGGATGGGCTCTTACGACGTCGTAAAAGATTACGTCGGAAGAGTCGGTACTGATACTGTAACTCATTCTTGGAGAGCTACCACTTGCGTGCAATGGCTGCGTTCTAACGTAGTCGTTGCCTTTACGAATTTTGCTCAGCTAGACAGTTCTACTGGTTATTCACTTTCTGTTCGTTATCTGAAATTCTCAGATGACTTCAAGAAGTATATACCTGTAAACCTATCGCTGGCAATGTCGAAGGAGACTCGGTCTTATACCGGGTCAGCGCTCATGGATGCGATCGCAAAATCTGTCCTTGGTGACAGTATTCTGCGAACCCCTACCCTTGATTCTGCGAGTCTCGGCTTTAAAACTGTGAGCGTGGGTTATGATCAAATCATACCACCTTTCAAGATTGAAGACCGGACAGACATTTTTAAGGGCGAGCTAAATCCAGTTTGGGGGGACTTGGCATACGATTGCTATTCGCAGATTCAACTCTGGAATAGTAACGGCTTAGCGTATGGTAAGGACATGGTCCTTATCACTCGTGCGGCTAGAGATCTCGTCAGAGTGGCGAAATCTCTAATGCTAAGAAAAGATCTACCGGGGACTGCGAAGTCTCTGGCTGACCTATTCCTCTCTTTCCGTTATGGGTGGTGTCTGACAGCGAAGGATACAATTTCCTTGCTGCAGGCGGACTACGAGCGTGCTTACCCTCAAGGTAGGTGCAAACGTTCTTCGTCTTACTCCTATTTTCGGAACGGGGTCACCATCACTGCAAGAATGTCAGTTTTCTGTCGTCCTTACTCTGATTGCGTCTCCGAACTGGCTGGTTTCCTATCTATGATGGACTTTGATTTTTCACTAGAGAATCTATGGGACCTCGTCCCGTGGACCTTTGTGATCGATTGGGTTGTCAATGTGGGAGACTTGCTGAATAGGTTTGACATGCTTGGAAATATGGATAAGTTTTCTATATTCCTTACAGGCCAGACCTTGAAGGCAACAACCGTTGTAACTGCTTCACAGATAGAACAGTTACGTAGCATGTCGGGAACCGTGACCGCGAAATATTATAAACGCGTTTACGGACCCGATGTCATTCCTCCTAGCCTAGCTTCCTCTCGCAATTCTGACCAAAAATTTAACCATTGGTTAGAAGGATCGGCGCTTGCTATTCAACGCATACGCTGACATCCCGGTGGTTCCGGGCGGAGTGTTTAAAGCTCCGAGAAAGGCCAAAATCATGGCCAAAACCACATCGTTCGGGTATACCGACACAGCAGATGGTACTAGCACTCGTGCTTTTACCAGGGCAAATCTTAATTGGCCCGTCGACTTTGTGCCACTCGAAAAGAGCGACATGAAATTTCAGGGTGCAAATAAGACTTCCCCGCTAGACCAGCTTGAGGTTATTCGTGTCCAGGCGTCTGAAATTTCCGACGTCTATAAGGGCACGACCATTGATCCCTCGGCCTATGCTGGATCCCGCAAGGGACTCAGTATTGTGGCACAGGTCAATGACATCCTTCGTGTCACGGATGCAGCCGTTCCTGATTATCAGGTCGACTTGCCTATCTCGTGTCACTTGGTCATCAAAGTACCCCAGAGCTCGATGATCACCGCTGATCAAGTTATGTCGGTCGTGGGGCGCGCTCTTGCTGCTCTCTTTGATAGCAACATGATAACGTCTGCACGAATCGGCAATCTGTTGCGTGGTGCTATGACCCCTTCCGGCTTATAACCGCACGGGGGTAATAGTATGTCACAAAGGCAGAACCAGTACTTCCAGTTCTGGAAAGAGGTCGAAGTTTCGCTTCGGTCCAAACCCTTCACATGTATGGGCGACTCTCTTGTTGAGGAGGATCGCTGCACTGTGTCACAGGTGTTCACATTGTGGACACTTGTAATACAGGACCTCTGTGGAGCTTCTCGTTTACGGTCTGATAGAGCACTGCGAGCCTGGATTCTCCAGGTTGGTAGTTATCCTCTTGATCAAATCGTGGACACCCTGAAGTCACTTTCTAGTTTTATGCGCGATTACAATCGTGACATGGGCCAGGGAGTCGATTATGAGACCTTTAAACAGTCTCAGCTGGGTGAGGGAAGTGCTTGCCGTTTGCTATTGAAACCAATTGCAGATGTTTGCGAGTTATTTCTCCGAGATTGCCATTCAACCATGCTTCAGGTTCTTTTGACCTGCCTTGACTTTCCTTGCAGAATGACTTTATGTCATTTACCATCTCTTCTTGAAAAAGAAAAGAAGGTCTACAAAGATTTAGAGGCGGAGATGAGAACCTGGGAATACCCTGTCCCTCTCGTAGAGGAGCTAGCAGCGGAGATCCGGTCACTCTTTTTAGATTGGCCGGGTTTTAGCTTTTGGCCCCGACATGGAGGGGGTTCCGTTAGTGATGTTATGGGTCGCGATGCTACCGTGAAGTATCACCGCCTCCTTACCGTCGGCTTACCGCCGCGGCTTCACCACTATTTTGCTCAACATGGGATTCATCATCCTCTGGTGAACATGAAAACAACGGATCTGGGTACTTCCTGTCGCGTTCTGCTTGTTCCTAAAGGGGTGTCGTCGAAACGGGTTATTAGTAGTGAACCTACTGCTAATCAATGGTTTCAGCAGGCTCTTCGACGGGATCTGGCAGACTATCTCCCTAAGTCATCCTTTCGGATCACTATGGAAGATCAGACGAGAAACCAGGAACTTGCTCAGGTCGGCTCTTTGTTTCGTAATTACGGAACAATAGATCTGTCCTCGGCTAGTGATACCGTTACCTATCCTTTAGTAAAGTCACTTTTCGAAGGGACTCCAATTTGGGATGAGCTATGGTCTTCCAGGTCATCGTACGCGTTGCTCGACGACGAGCGGTTGCCTCTCGCGAAATTCGCTCCAATGGGAAGTGCAGTTTGCTTTCCCCTTGAGTGTATCGTGTTTGCAGCCGTTGTTCGCGTCGCGCAGAAGCATGTGGGGGTACATCACGATTACGTGGTGTACGGCGATGACATAATTTGTCACAGTAGTGTCTTTGGTGAGACTGTTCGATTACTCGGACAACTTCACTTTCGTGTAAACGAGAAAAAGACTTTCTGGCCTGAGTCTCCTTTTAAGGAGTCTTGTGGCAAAGAGTACTACTATGGCGACGATGTCACTCCGTTTCGTATTCCGCGTTTCTTCCAGGGATGGGAGACGCGCGGTCAGATTCGGAAATCGCCCTCGATTCTTGCCGGTTGGATTTCTCTTGCAAATAGACTCGGTGGTTGCGGGCTAATAAGTGCTCGCAGCTACTTAGTCAAGCGACTCTTGGAGCTGTGCCCGAATGTTCTCTTTTCTGAGACAGACGAGTATCTTGCTCTCAAGTCCAACTACGCAGACAATTATCACTTAAGGTCACGGTGGGAGTGTGAAACTTCTACCGTTTCCAAGAGTAAGAAAAACCTGTGTAGGGGGCGGCTTGTAAGGGGTGTTTCACTCATTACAAAACCGAGTCCTGGTGACGACGATGTTCGCTACCAGATGCTTCTCGAATCGTATATCCATACGACTAGATTAGCATTGCAAATGCCAGATGATCTTATCCAGCTCGAAGCGGGCCCGACTCAACTTGCTGCTAAAGACCGGTGGGTGGCTGAACGTGATCTGATGATCCGTCATTGTGGCGGTAATCAGAGCGGGCTCCAGTCCTCGAATCGGTTGGCAGCAACACGCGAGTCCGGATTCGATTTTGTATTCGATTCCGGGGCCGCGTTGCCTGAGTGGAGATTGCGGAACGTCCTGTAAGGACTTCTCAC